TCAGTCACTGGCTGCCTCCTTCACGATGAGGTTGGCGCGGCTCGTGCGCCACACGGTCCAGAGCGTCCCGAGCGCGACCAGCAGGTAGGCTGCACCGCCGCCCCAGGTGTTGCCTGGCCCGCCGTGGGAGGTCGTGGACTCGGTGAAGAGGCTGAGTGCCCACAGCAGATTGATCCCGACAGCGAGTCCTACGGCGGTCGCCGCAGCCGGACCGTCATGCCACCGGGCTGTCGCGAGGCACAGGACGCCGATGACGATCCAGATGACGGCCCACACGGTCAGCGGGAGGAACCGCTCCACCGGATGGCTGGGCGGCGTCCGGATCAAGTAGCTGACTCCCCGGATGAGAGCCTCGACCGCAAGCATGACGAGGAGTGCCCCGTCAGTGAGGAGGAACCCCCTGATCCGCATCGCCGTCGGGCGCTCCCAGGAGGGCAGGTGATCGACAGGCATGTGCATCACCGCCCGTAGACGTAGTCAGCGCCGTCGCCCGGCGCGACGGTCCGGGCGGCCGGTGCGGTGGTGGTGGTCGGGTCGTGCTCGCCCTTCTCCTCGGCCCGAATCGCCGCGAGGACCGCCTGCGCGGTCTGGTCAGCACCCGGGATGCGGGCGAGAGCGTCATGCACCGCGACCTCCACCCGGTCCTGCACGGTGGTGGTTCCGGCGATCATCGCGGCCTCAGCGTCAGCGTCGGTGGCGGTGGAATCACTGCCCTGGTGGGTCTTCGTCGCAGCGAGGGCGGGGGCGAGGACACCGAGGAGGATCGGGAGCCACCGGTCGATCTGGGAGGTGACCTGATCGGCCTGAATGTCACTGAGGACACCCACCCAACCGAGGACGCCGACGATGACGGCGACCAGGCCGTAGGCGATCTTGCGGACCTGCCACGCCTGGGGCTTCTTCTTGATGCTCATGGTCACTTCTCCTTGGTGTCGTAGCAGCCGGGGATGCCGAGCTTCGCGCCGATCGCGCCGAGCAGGTCGGTGCGGGTGCGCTTGCCAGTCTGTCCCCAGCCGCCATAGGGTCCGGCGATCTTCGCGTCGCCCATGTCCTGGGCGGACAGGGTCATCAGCATGGCGCGGCAGTCGGCGGTGTTGTCTCGGATCTGCCGCAACAGTGCGCGGTCTTCATCGGTCATGTCGTCCTCCTCGGACGGGGTTGTGGCGGACTCTCCGCCGTAGAAGATGGTGCGGAGTTGCTCCACGGTGCCGCGGAAGGCGTTGCAGTCCACGGTGTGGCCGGCGATGGTTGCGCGGTCAGTGAACTGCCACAGGTCCGGCTTCCGGTTGCCCAGCGGGTAGGTCCAGTTGTGCGACCCGTCCCCACCGGACGCCGAGTACACCTGCGCTGCGGTGCCCGTCCCACCTGGGTAGGCGGCCTTCCACAGGCGCCCGAACTCGGCCATGTCCGGCTCCGACGGGGACACCTTCCCCTCCCAGAACGGGACATAGGTGTAGATGCCGGGGACACGGACACCGGCGGCCTCGAGTCCCCGCTTGTAGGCGCGGATGTGGTCGACGTGCAGGCCAGCGTTGGTCTCGCAGTCAAGCCACACGGGAACCTTCCGGTCCCCCATCACCTGCAGGGTGGTCTGGACCTGCGCCGCAATGGACGTCCCTTCACTGGGGTTGCGGATGTAGGCGTACGCCGCGATGAGCAGCCCCGCGTTCTTCGCATCGTCGTAGTGCGACGCGTAGCAGGTGTCCTTGAATGTGCCGTCGTTGGTGCGCAGGATGACGAAGCTCATGCCCTCCTGCTTGGCCTTGACCAGGCTCATGCCGTTCTGGAAGTAGGACACGTCCGGGCCGAAGATCGTGCTCACGGTTCCTCCTGTCGTAGTGGTCTCCCCGGGCCATGCGGCGCCGGCGAGTTTCGTCATCGGGTCGAGCCTGTCCGCCCCAGGCTGGGCCCACACGTAGCGGTGCCACTCCAGGTGCAGATGAGGCGCAACCCCGCCGTTGGTCGCGGAGTCGGGGTTGATCCGGCCGATACGCTGGCCCTCCGCCACGGCCTGCCCGACGGTGACCTCGGGGATGATGTGGCCGTAGACCGTGAGCCCACCACCATTCGACGCGGGATGATCCACGGTGATCCACTGGCCGAAGCCAGTGGCAGCACCAGCGCGGGTGACGGTGCCGTCCTTCACCGCATAGATCGGGTGACCGCCGGAGCCGCCCCCGTTGCCGAAGTCAGTGCCCCAGTGCATGCCGGCGTACTGGCCGGTGCGCTGGCCGTAGGGGCTCGTGACGTAGAAGCCCCGAGCGACGGGCATGGTGACCATGTGTGCCTCCTTTGGGTATGGAAAACCCCCGGCACCGTGTGGTGTCGGGGCGGGGGGTAATTACGAATCGGCGGAGGGGTTAGTCGGCCTCGGGGAACGCTGTCACACTCACGATTGGAACGACCACACTCATCAGGGTGATCTTTCCTGACTGCTGTCGGAGTAGGAGTGTCGGCTTCCCCACGTTCGTTACGTTTCCTACGATGGTAAGTGCTGAGACTCCGTTTACTCTAACTCCCCCCGATGAGTTGTCGGCGTGTCTGTCAATGGTGACGGCGACTGCCCACTTTCCATCCGGCAGTGTAACCGTCTTTGTGGCACCGATATTACTCCCCCCGTACTCGACTGGTGCTTCTGCCTTTCCGCCGATGGTCCCGATTACGGGTCCGAGTTGAAGAGCCATATCAGTTCACCTCCTGAATTGAGTAAACTTCGCCCGTCTTGAGGTTCAGAACATTGTCCGAGGCCACCGAACCTGCCGGCGGGGTCCAAGTCCCCGAACCGTCCCACAGCCACATCGCAGGGCGGGAGCTGACGAGGTCGCGCAGCTCTTCGAGCTCAGCGTCGGTGGCCTTGTCCTCCGCCGCCGAGGACACCGCCTGGTCGACGTAGCCCTTGTTCGCCGCATGGGTACTGCCGGTCGGCGTGGCGACCGACGAGGTGCCGTCTGTGCCGCGCCGCATGATCCGCCCGGGCGTGGCCTGATATGTTGCCTGCTGCACCTCGGTGGCGATCGCCTGCAGCCCGTCGACCTGCCCGATGGTGTGCGTGTGGACCTTCTCCGCCTTCTGCCCCAGACCCGGGACAGTCGGGGCATCAGCGGAACCGCCGAGATCCCCGGCCAGTTTCAGTTTGCCCTTGATCGTCGGGGTGGCGTCCGCGACACCAGAGGAGACTGCCTCAGCAGCGGACTCAGCGGACAGGCGGGCCTGCTCGGCAGAATCCGCGGACTCCCCCGCCGATGTTGCGGACGCAGTGGCTGCGGTCTGCGCCTCGGTTCGGAGGCCCTGGAGCTCGCCGCGGACATCGTCAGCGGCGTTGGTGGCCGCGTCCTGTGCCTGGCTGCAGGAGTCCGCGGCGGAGCCGGCGTGCTCCTCAGCCTTGGCCTGGGCGGTCTGCGCTGCGGTCTGCGCTTCGACTGCCTCGTTCTTCGCGGTGAGCGCGTTCGATCGGGCTGTCCAGGCGGTGTCGTTGTAGGACCGGGACACACCCGCTGATTTCTCGGATGCCTCCGCCTGCTCCTGCGAGTGCGCCGCCGACTCGGCGGCGTCCGACGCTGAGGTCGCGGCGGCGGTGGCGCGATCGGCGGCAGCTGCCCCGGCGGACAAGGTGTCGTCGAGGATCTTCTGCGCGTCGTCCTTGTGCTCGCCTGCAGTGGTCGCCGAGGAGTCGGCGGCAGCAGCCGAGTCTGCGGACTCCGTTGCGGATGCGGCGGACGCTGTGGCGGATGCGGCGGACGCCGCCTCGGCCTCGAGGACACGCTGAGCCGATCCGACGATAGCGGCGGCGGCCTCTGCCCTGTTCGCCTCCTTCGTCGCTCGATTCGCGGCGGCCTGGGCGGCGAGGACGACCGGCTCGGGGTAGTCGATGCTGTCCTGCATCAGCGCGGTCACTTCGACGGGCCCCTCGTCGGGGATGACGATGTCCCACTCAGCGAAGACACTGCCGGCCTCGACGCGCAGGCGCGCCGGTCCCGGGGTCGCTTCGGCGGTGAACTTGGAGTCCACCAGCGGAGCAGCCGCCCAGTCCGCGAGAACCAGGACGTTGTCGACCGGGCGATGATACGCCGCAGCGAACCAGACCGTCCCGTCCAGCTTCGCTCCGAGCTCGTTGCTGATCTCACCGTTGATGATGGTCACGGGTTCTCTCCTTCGCCAGGCTCCGAGGGCTCCTCGACGGGATCCGGATTGTCCTCGCCCGGCGCGGATGTTTCTCCGCCGGTGCCGCCTGTGGTGTCGCGGGTGATGTGTTGGGCGATGAGTCGGGTCCATTCTGGTCCGCGCCACCAGCCGCGGTTTCCGTCTTGTGTCCATACCCATACGACGACGCGGTAGCCGGTTTCTTTGACCATGACGGCGGTGACGATGGGGACGGTGACGGACTTCATGGTGGAGACGTAGTGGGCTTGCTGGGAGAAGACGGTGTTGTCTGGTCGGAGGACCTGGAGCCAGACTTTGACGTCTTGGGCGAGGGGGTTTCCGGTCCAGGAGGTGGTGACCTGGCAGCGGAGGTCCCATACGCCGATGTCGTCGAGTCGGATGCTGTTGTCTTCGAGGGTGACGCCGCGGTGGGCTCCGATGGCGTAGCTGAAGGGGATGCGGCCGGATCCGTGCATGATGTCCCCGCCGCCAGGTGGGGTGGAGACTGCGCCGTAGTCGAGGAGTGGAGAGATGAGTTCGACTTGGTCGATGAGGTCGACTTGTCCGTCGCTGATCTGGCCGAGTGGTCCGCTCTGCCCTCCGAAGAGTCCTCCGAGTGCGTCGGCGATGCCCTTGAAGATGTTCTGGGCGATGGTGCCGATGTTGGAGAGCATGATGTTAGCGAGGCCGCCGATGGTCGGCTTGATGTCCTCGAGGCGTCCTGGCTGCTTGGGTTGGAACAGGTCGGGGCTGGTCATCGGGTCTCCCCTGTCTTCGGTGGGATGAGGTCGGCGAAGATGTCTCCGATGACGTCGGTGGACTGTCGGGCGAAGTTTTCCATGGTGAGGTCTCGCCACTTTCCGGGGTTGAGGTAGTGCTCCTGGCCTGAGGTCGGAGGTTCCCAGGCCCGGTTGGGCTGGTCGATGATGCCGACCCCGCAGTGTGCCAGGTGTGTGGCGATCGCCTCGGCGAGCTCTGCCGGTACCGGGTAGGCGCGGGCATCGTCGAGGTCGGCGGAGGCGGGGATGTCCTTGAGGAACTCGAGGAGCTGCTGGGCTCGGGCCTGTAGCTCTGCGTTGGTGGTGGAGTCGAGGGGGGTCATGCTTCTACCTCCAGTGCTTGCAGGATTTTTCCGACTGATTCGAATGAGCGGAGGAGTCGGGCTTCGGGTAGTTCGCGGGTGGGGTCGTCGCCGAGGGAGATGTCGACGTTGAGGTCTGTGTTGCGGTCCCAGGAGTGTTTGACGGAGTGGATGCGGTTGACCCAGTAGCGGTTGCCGAACTGGAAGGCTCCCCTGCTGCCGAGGACGAAGTCGCGTCCGTACCAGTAGGGTTCGCCGTTGACGACGGGGACGGTGTGGGTGGCTGCGGCTGAGGTTTCGAGCATTCCGGTGCGGCGTGCTTGGAGCGATGAGAGGGAGAAGCCGTTGGATCCGGAGGTGACCCAGTGTTCGGGGCGTCCGAAGCGGCCCATGGCGTTGCGTCGGCGGTTGGACTGTTGTGATGAGAAGGCGAGGGCGACGTCGGTGATCTGGGATTCGAAGACGCCGATGCCGAGGCCGGGGTTGCCGATGAGTGCGCCGAGCCAGCCGAGGGCGGCGTTGGTGGCGAGTTTCGCTGCGCTGTTCATCCAGTCGGGTGACTTGCCGCCTTGGGCCAGTGCCCAGGCGGTGGGTCTGGTGAGGTTGATCTCGGATCCGGGGAGGATGTCCAGGCGGTCGGCGTTGTCGCTGGTGTTGGTGTCGGGTAGTGGTGAGTGCCAGATCGGGATGTCGTCGGTGACCCGGTCGACGAGGTCGTCGCCGGGGCGTCCGGGGGTGATGACGGACCAGATGTCGTCGAGTCCGTCGTTGGTGATCTGCTTGGTCCACTTCAGTAGGCCGTCGAGGATGGTTCCGGTGACGTTGACTGCCCCGGACTGCTCGACGACGTCGACGAGGACGGTAGGTCGGTAGAGGTGCATGTGGTTCGGGGCAGGCTGGGGGTCGCCGGGCATCCAGCGCCAGACCTTCAGTTTGAGTTGTCCGTCTTGGAGGGTGGGACCGATGAGGTCGGAGGCGAGTGCGAAGCGGGAGGCGAGACAGCACCAGGGGGTGGTGTCTGTGAGGAGACCGGCGCCGGGGAGGACCATGACGGGCCATCGGTCGATGTTGGACTTGATGAGGAATCGGGAGGCCCACTGTGCGGGGTCGAAGAGGTTGTCGGGGAGGGTCCAGAGGCCGTCGAAGAGGCGGCGGAAGTTGGCCAGCAGGAAGTTCTTGATGACCCAGGCGGAGGGGCCGGCGAGGATCATGGACTTCGGCCACTGCAGGGCTGCCGGGGCTATGGGGTTGGACCAGCAGATCAGGGACTTGATGAAGATCCAGTCGTGGACGAGTTCCCAGGTGACGATGATGTCGCCGTCGTCAGAGGCGGAGACCTTGACGTTGTCGACGATGCCGGACCAGCGGGTCTCATCTGCGGGGACGAGGCCCGTAGCTTCCGGGTAGTCGATGATGACGGAGAAGACTTCCTCGACGCCGAGGTCGAAGACAGACCAGCCCGCGAGGTGGTGGTCGACCGGGAGGACGATGGTGGCATCGCCGGCGTCGTTGAGGAGTAGTTCGGCAGAGCCGGAGTCTTCCCCCTCGAGGATGTCGCGAACCTCTCCGTCCGGGTCGAGGACGGTGATGACCGGCCGGTCGAGCGAGGACTGGGCAGCCTGGTTCAGGACCGTCTGCGCGTGGTCGTAGACGCCGGTCAGGGGGTTGTGCGCCAGTGTGCTCACCATCCTCGCTTCCACCTCCTCTCGGTGATGATCTGCAGCGCGCCGGTACCGGTGACGGTGACCTTGGTCGGCGGGGTGTGCGGTGGCAGGGGCTGGGTGAAGCGTTGTCCGGCGAGTAGCGGGTATCCCGGTGTGCCGTCAGCGTAGGTGACCTTCTCCACACCGGGCAGGGTGCGGACGACGATGGGCTGAGCGGCCTGCTTGAGTGCGACAGTGTCGCCGCCGATGCCGTCAGGGAAGGTCCACTGGCCGGCCTCGGCGACGAAGGTGGGCCACGCAGGCAGGTCGGTGGGGTTCGACAGGGTCACGATGGTCTCCCCCGCGCACTGCCAGTCGGTGGTGTCGGTGTTGCCGTGAGCATCGACGTCACAGGAGACGAGGGTCATCTCCATGGTGATGATGCCGCGGCGCCGGGGATCCACTGCGAGATCTACCTCGGTGTCCTCCCGGGGGCGGACATCGAACCAGCGGGCGGAGTCATCGGTGATGACCCACAGTTTCCCGTCTGCCTCCATAGACCAGGACCGGAACCATCGGCGCTCGACGACCGGCAGCGGGTCATCCGTGGTGGCGGTGAGGTGAACTGTCAGGTCGATGACCCGCTCGTCGACCTTCACCGTGCCCGGGGTGGACCCCCGCTGCCGGGCCGAGGACCGGGTCCGCAACGTCGACGGCGGGTCGAGGATGCCCTTGAGCGTCTCGACCCAGGCACCCTCCTGCCGCGCCCCGGCGCCGTGCAGCACCCAACGCGACCCGTCGACGCCGATCCAGATGATCCTCAGATCCGAGCGGCGGCGGGCGATGAACAGGTCATTCACTGCTGTCTCCCTTTCGGTTGATGTCACAGGCCCCGGCGAGCGCGCCCGCGAGAGCGGTCCCGGCGGGCCATCTTCCGGTCGATCTCGGCAGCAACCTTCTCGTTGCCGGTATCGACGTAGATAGTGGTGTGGTCCCCGCCCGCCCCGTCCGCGGTGAGGCGGGCGAGGTCGGGCAGCTGGGTGTAGACGAGCTCGTCGAAGGCGTCGGTCTGCCGGGGGCTGAGGACGCGCTCGGGGCGGATCGTCTTCTTCGCCATGACGCCGATTCCCGGTGCGATGCCGCCGCGGTCGTACCATCCGTTGGCCTCCCAGAACTGGCGGGCGACGGAGGGGTTGGCCTGGTAGCGGTCGGTGATATATCGGGCGCCGGCCTTGCCTTGGACGGCAGGGTCGGTGGAGCGGTCGGGCAGGTATTCCTGCAGGGTGCCGCTCGACGGGTTGAACTGGAACAGGCCGAACGCGCCCGAGGACGGGTTGGTGGCGTCGATCTTCCAGGAGGATTCCTTGTTGATGATCCAGTCGGCGTCGGTCCACTTCTGTCCGGTCCAGCCCTTGTTGGCGAAGATCGACTGGACGGTTCCCTTGACTGTGCCGTCGCCGCCGGTGGCGGTGTCGGTGTCGTCAAGATCGGGCATCGGGTCGAGCTGGATGGTCACCGGTTTGAGTTCGGTGCCGGTGGCCGTATCGGCCATGGCGACGGCCTCGGTGGTGTCGACGCTGGCGGCTGCGGTGGTGTCCGCAGCGACAGCGGAGACACTGTTGGCGGTGGCCTGGGTCTCGGTCTTCTTCACACGGCCCTGCTCGTCGACCAGGGTCGGATCCTTGAGGTTGGTGCCCTTGAGCCCGAAGAGGCCGAGGAACTCCTTGGCAATGGAGTTGCCGGCGGTTCCGGCGATCTGCTGACCGACGAGGTCCCAGCGGGTCGGCTCGATGTCCTTCTCGCGCCACTCGGGGTCCACCTCATCGGAGGATGAGAGGCCGAGGGTGCGGGCGAATCCCTGGATGAGGGACACGTCGTCGTCGGACAGGGTGGTGGCCTTGCGTCCGTGGACGACGGCGTCGGAGACGGATCCGACGAGGTCGGTGACCTTGCGGAGCTGCTCCCAGTTGAGGATCGCTTCGGGGCCGCCGGTGTGGTTGGTGACCAGGGACGTGCCCTGGGGCAGCCAACCACCGCGGTCGCGGAAGATGCCGGTGATCGCCGACGCGGCGCCGCCGACGAAGTCCTTGGCCTTGTTGTACGCCCCGCCTAACAGTCCGCCGAGGTCCTCGATCTTGTCGAAGATGAAGTCGATGATCTTGTCCTTGGACGAGCTCATCGCCTTCGGTGGGATGTTGAACCACTCCGGTGGCGGGGTGCCGACGTGAGTGGCGAACATGTCCTTGATCGGGTCCAGGAGTTTGTCGAAGATCTCCTTGACCTTGTCGCGCAGGATTCCCTTCTTCTGTTCCGGGGACGGGCCGCCAGCGGACTCGAACGCTCCGTCCGCACCGATGGCCAAGTGGTAGTTGCCGGATGTCCACTGGCCGTCGTCGGCGCCGGCGGCGGGGCCACCGTAGGCGACGTTGCCGTGGGAACCACCACTCTCGACGTTGACCGTGGAGAAGGAGCCGACACCCTGGAGAGTGCCGGCAGTGTGGCCCATCTGGCCACCGGACTGTGGGCCACCGGTCATGCCGATAGACATGCCCGGGCCGAGACCTCCCTCCCACTGCTGGTTGCCGGCGGAGACCGAGCTCGCCTGTCCTGCGGGGAAAGCGGGAGTAGCCCAGTGCCCCGCGTTCGGCTCGGCGCCGACGATGACGGAGGCGATCGCCGACATGTAGCCGGAGCAGTCGCCGCCGGCGGGCCACTGCGAGCCGGTCAGGTAGGGGCGCCCGTTCATGGACGCGGCCCACCGGTGGCCACGCTCGAGCTGAGACTCCCACTCGGGGCGAACTTCGCCACCGTCGGCATGAGCCTGCAGTCCGTCCTTGAACTGCTGCAGCGGACGGTTGTCCCGACGGGACGGGCGCCGGTCCTCGGAGAAGACCTTGCCGGAATCCCATGTGAAGGACTGGCCGGAGTCCAGGAGGTGCCGCATCGCGTAGATCGCCGAGTGTCCGCCAGCGCGGGCGACCTCCCGTGCGGTCATCATGTGCTCGCCGTTGGAACCCCACATCAGAACATCGTCGGAGGTGCCGGTGCCTGGACCAGAGATCCGGCCACCGGTGGCGTGCTCCGGGATGGTGGAGAGCTCACTGGCCTCATCGAGGCCCGGGATGAACTTCGCCACCGTGTTCCAGGCCTTGAGGATGCCCCCGTTGTAGACGGTCGAAATCATGAAGTTGATCGGCTTGGCGAGGTAGCCGCGCAGTTTCTCCCACACACCCTTGATGCCGTCGACGATGGTGGAGAAGAAGTCCTTCACCGAGGACAGGGCATTCTTGAGCGTGTCGAAGGCAGGCTTGATGACGTTGTCGATGACCCAGCGGATGCCGTCTCCGAGCGCGTCCCACACCGGCTTGATGACCGTGTCCCAGATCATGCGGAAGAAGTCGCCGACCGCCTGGAGTGCGGCCTTGAGCGCGTTCCATGTCGGCTGGATCACGTTGGTCCACACGAACTGGATGCCGGTGCCGAGCGCGTTCCATGCTGGCTGGATCACGGAGGACCAGACCGCGCTGAACACTGCGCCGACAAAGTTCCATGCTGCGGTGATCGCATTCCACACCGGCTGCAGCACGTTGGTCCACATCCACTGGGCTGCGATGCACAGGGCATCCCACACCGGCTTGATGATGGAGTTCCACACGAAGCTGATGACCGTGGACAGGTTGTTCCACGCCATGGGGATGTACTGGGTGAAGATCGGCATGAGGATCGTGTCCCACATCCACTGCGCGGCAGCAGACAAGGCGTCCCAGGCGGGCTTGATCAGCCCATTCCACGCCGCACTGATGCCCGCGGACAGGAGGTTCCAGGCGATCAGCAGCGGTGCGAGGATCAGCGTGCCGATGACACCGAGGGTGGTGGACACGACAGTCCACAGCACGTCGAGGACCGGCTTGAGCACGGAGGTCCACACGGTCTGGATGCCCCGGAAGCAGACCCCGACAGCGTCACCGAGGGCGGAGACGACCGTCTTGAGCCCGTCCCAGATCGGGGCGAAGACGCCCTTGAGCCAGGACCAGACGTTCTTGAGGACGTCCATGAAGGACGCCCAGATCCGCTTACCGGTCTCGGTCTTCGTGAAGAACAGGACCAGGGCGGCGACCACAGCCACGACGGCGGCGATGATCGCACCGATCGGGTTGGCCACGATCGCAGCGCCGAGCATGCGGAAGCCGCCGGCCGCGAGTTTCAGGACGCCAGTGAGCCCCTTGAAGATCCCGCCGAGGCCCAAGACCCCCTTCCCCAGCTTCGCCACACCAGGGGCTGACTTAGCGGCGATGCCGGCGAAGCCCTTGAGTGCGGAGGGGAGGGAGCCGCCGGCCGCCATCATGGCCTTGGCGCCCTTGAATGCGGAGCCGAGGCCGCTGACCTCCTTGGCGACCTTGCCGATGGGGCCGGTGACGGTGTTGAGGGTCTTCATGCCGACGAAGGCGAGGACGAGTTTCTCGACGATGCCCTGGTTCTCGCTCATCCACTGGGCGAGATCCTGGAGGATCGGGACGAGGATGTCGGCGATGACGGGGGCGAGTGCGGCCATGGCTCCGGTGATGGAGACGACGGCGGCTTTCATGCCTGCTTCGCCGAGGGAGGCGGTGATCTGGCCGAGGGCAGGCATGACGTCGGTGATGGCCTGGCCGATGGTGCCGAAGGAGGCTCCGAGTCGGCCCATGACGCCGTCGATGTCGCCGCCGTTGAGGGCGGTGGTGAACTTCTCGACCTCTTCGCGCAGGTCGAAGAAGAAGTCGATGATCTTCGAGTCCTCTTCGATGCCCAGTGGCCCCCAGGTTTTCGGGTCGAAGTCTCCGGTCTGGAAGATCTCGATCGCACCCTTGGTGACGTTGGTCAGGGTGTCGATCTTGTCGGTGATGCCACCGATGATTCCGGGGGCGGCGGTGAAGGCTGGTTTGAGGATCGCTTCGCCGAGGCGGCCGAGGGCGGCGCCGGCGTTGTCCATGGCACCGGAGAAGGTGTCTCCAGCCTTGAGGGCGGCACCTCCCATTCCGGCTTCCATGGCGTTCTGGAAGGTGGCGAAGTCGATCTCGCCGGAGGAGGCGAGGTTGGTGACCTCTTCGGCGGTCTTGCCCATCTCTTCGGCGAGGAGCTGGACGATGGGGATGCCCTGGTCGCTGAGCTGGGCGATGACGTCGCCCTGGATCTTGTTGCTGGTGGCGACCTTGTTGAAGATGGAGCCCATCGAGGACATGTCGGTGCCGGCGATGGATGCGGCATCGCCGACGAGCTTGAGGGTGCGCTGCAGGTCCTGGCCGGGCTTAACTCCGGCTGCGACGGTGGCGGCCGCGACGGTCGCGGCGTCACCGAGGCCGTAAGCGGTGCCCTTCACCGAGGCCATGGCGTCGTCCATGATCGCCGAGACATCCTCGGCGGAGTTGCCGAGTCCGGAGAGCTTGGCCTTGGCCTGGTCGATCGCGTTGAGTCGGTCGAAGCCCTTCTTGATCGCGGTGCCGAGGGTGCCGGCGACCGCACCGCCGACGCCGATGGCCGCGCCCTTCATGGCCTTGCCGACGCCGGACATCAGCTTGGAGCCGATGCCGCTGCCGGTCTTGGACATGGAGGACTCGACCCCGGCGAACGCCTTGTTGACTCCCGGCGCGATCTTGGAGGTCTCCGGGATGATGGAGATGTAGCCGACGGCGAGTTCGTTGCCGGTCTTGGCTGCCATGGTGGTCCTCCTGCGGGGGTCGGGGTTAGGCGGGGATGAGGCTTGCGTCCCATCCGAGCCAGTCGGCAATGTCGGCGATGGGGGCGGCTTCGCCTACGTAGCGGCCGGATTGTCCGATGTCGGGGTTGATGGTTTCCGGTTCGGCGTCGTGGGCCTTGGGGCGTGGGTAGGGGTCTGGTTTCTCTGCGGTTTTGTCCATGGCGCGCTGCCAGTTGGCTCCGGCGAGGACGTCGAAGATGTCGGCGAGGATGCCGGTGTTGCGGTTCCAGCCGGAGAAGTCCGGCTCGGTGGCGCGGATGAGTGCGGAGTCGATGTCGGACTCCGTGACGATGACGTAGAGGTCCCTCCAGTTGAGTCGGTCGGTGCCGTCGCACAGCCAGCGCAGGCGTAGGCCCTCACCGATCAGGTCTCGCTCGACGGCCCGGCAGGTGTCCGGGTCGTCGAGGAGGTCTAGGAGGCCGAGGATTCCCCCACGGAGGTGTCGCCCTCCGGGCCGGTCTGCCAGGCGACCATAAAGTCCTGGAACTCGCCCATGGGCAGGTTGTCGATCTGGTCGAGGGTGGTGGCGTCGGCGACCTTCTCGAGCATCTCCCAGCCGAGCTCTTCCTGGGACTTGGAGCGGTTACGGCGGAGCCAGCCGGCGGTGAGGGCGTCGCGGATCCAGGGGATGGTGATGTCGGCGCCGGTGGCTTCGGAGTGGTAGTGGAACTTCTCGAGCATGACGGGGTCCTTTCTGGGACGGGGTCTTGGGTGGAAAATGGGACGGGGTCGGGGGTGAAGCAGAGGGTGGGCCCGGGTGACCCCGTCAGAAGTCCCGGGCCCGGCGGCGGTTACTCCTCGGGAGCGGCCGGGGTTTCGAGTGCGGTGACTCGGGCAGCGAGTGCGTCGAAGTCGGTCCTCGGCGCGTACTTGGACATGTCCGGGATCTCCGACTTGTCGGCCTTTCCGGAGACATCAGGGATGGCTCCCGTGTCGGCCTTCTTCGCGAGACCATCGTCCACGTACTTCTTGGTGGTGAGGTGCTGCGCGTTGCTCGGCTCGCCGGCCATGATGGCACCGCCAGATGACCGGACGGGGATGGTGTTGCTCGCGGCGGAGGTGGCGGCGAATGCGATGCTGGCCTGTGCTCCACTGCCGTTGTTGGTCCACACCACGTTGTTGCCGGTGACCTTGTCGGCCTTGCCTGCGACAGCGTCGCGGACGTCCACGACTCCTTGGGCAGCAGCGGCGGCGGCTTCGATGGCGGAGCTGACGCCGGTCTCGAGGTTGTTGAGGTTGTCGGCGTCCAGGTCCGGGGCGGAGTCATTCGCCCAGGTTGTCTTCTTGTATTCGGCCACGGGTGTCACCTCTCCTTCGGTTTCTGTGGCCCACCCCCGAGCTGCGAGCTCAGAGGCGATGAATGGTGCGAGCACCTGCTCGCGGGTCTGGGTGTTGTAGTGGATGTTGTCGGCGGTCAGCGACGGCGGCATGGACTTACCTGCGATAGCGGCGAGGTCCGCCTCCGTCGGCTCAATGCCGAGTATGGACAGCCCGTTGTCGCGGACGTGCCCCCAGATGTCGATCGCCTGGTCCGGGAAGGCTTCGGCCAGGGCGTCGCGCTGTGCGACGGCGGTCGCGTGAGCCGTGGTTCCCTCGACCTCCGACGCATAGGTGGTGCGGCTGGCGACGAGGAAGAGCGGCGTATCTACCGCGGTCTTCATGTAGTCGACCATGGCCTGGGCGGCGGAGACGACGCCGGTGACGCGGGTTGATCCCGCGAAAGCGGAGTCATTGCCGCCGACCCAGATCACCTGGACGTATCCGGCCCACTCGGGGTGGTCGAGGACATCCTGCGAGATGATCTCCTGACCGGACGGGACATCGACAGGCTTGGTCGGGGCGGACGCCGGGGTGAACTGGGCGGTGCCGGCACCGTTGGCGTTGGACCATGCGGTGATCCCCGCGTCGTCGGCCGGTCCCAGGATCTTCAGTTCACCTCGCACCCCGGCCAGCACCATCGGCATGGCCGACGATGAACTGCGGATGTTGCACGGCGTGACCGAAGCCTGGACAGGCACGACGACTGGCGAGGTGGAGGCGCTGATGGTGCAGTCTGCGGTGGTCGTCAGGATGATGCCGCCCTGACGGATTGCAACGGACCCCGCCTCCTGCCCGGACACTCCCCTGCCCACTGCCTCGTCCACGGAAGACAGCAAGGCCGGGAGGCGATTTCCCCAGCTGAAACCTGCCGTCTGTGAATCGCCATAGCAGATGATCTTGTCGGTGCGAGACTCTGCCATCAGGCATCATCCCCTCGCGTAGACGGGTGAAGCCCCACGGTCGGGTGGAGGCCCGCTCGGGGCCTCAGCCCGGTCACGGGGCCGGGGTTTCCCCCGAGTCATCACCACCGTCGCCGACGGCGGGTGCTTCGGCGTCGGCTCGGTAGATGTACTGGTAGAGCTTGTTCGTGTCGTCGTCCGGGAAGCACTCGAAGGTGACCTCGTACTGGATGACGCCGGAGCGGACGAAGTTGACGTCGCCGACCTCGGTGGCCTGGGCGTCCGGGGCGAACAGGCGGATGCGGGACTCGGCGGCGCCCTTGATCTCGGCGTCGAGAGCGCGGTGCGGGAGCTCGTCGGCGTTGTCGACGACGGTGATGTTCTTGCCGTCGGCGGAGATGATGACGTTGTTGTCACCGGCGATGATCTTGAGGACCTCGGCGTTGGCCGACTCCATGAAGGTCAGCTTGAGGGTGACGGAGTGGTCGGACTGCACGATGACGACGGTGTCGCCGTTCCAGTCCTTGATCTTCTCCGTGGAGCGGTCGACGGTCTTGGAGATGCCGTCCTCGGTGATGTAGCCACCGGGCTTGAGATCCAGGCGGGTCTGGAGCTCGGAGATGGCCTCCTCGGCGTCCTTCGGGTAGTTGGCGATGGCCGGGGCGGCGGGGCCGATCAGCATTCCGCCGGCGGCCTTGACGTCGGGTGCACCGACGAGAACATTGGCGCGGTTACGCATTGGTTTCTCCCTTTCGTGGAGACGGGGTATGGGAAAGGCCCTGGTCTGACCGGAGGGTCAGAGCAGGGCCTGGGTGAGCGTCCCGATGAACTGCCATCGGGTCACGTCGGGTATGTCGGGATCGGGGAAGTCCACGGGGCCGGAATCCTCGGACCAGCCGAGGACCCGGTCATCGATTACGTCGAGCTCGAAGCAGAGTTCGCGGATGCCGTCGATGAGGTCGACGGTGGTGTCGAGGTCCGTCCCGTAGACCTGGATGAAGACGGTGGTCACGTCGGTGACCGGGGTGGTGCGCCGCGGTGCAGCCTGGTCCACACGAACGAAGAGGGCCGGTCGTGGCCGGGGCACCTTGTGCACCACCGGGGCGGTCACGTTGTCCCGCAGCACTGCCATGACGATCTGCTGGGCTGTGGTCACAGTCCCTCCCCTCCCCCGGCGCATGGCCCTGCTCAGCCCAGCTTGCGGGCAGACAGGACCTTGACCAGGGTGTTGTTCTTCTGGTTGTCGCGGTACGCCTTGTACGTGTCCGGGATGACGATCGTCCGGTACCGGGTCTTGCCCTGTACCGAGCTGGTCGCGTACCCGGATCCGCACTCGACGGCGATGGAGTCGGCCTCGGCGTCGACGGCGGACATGACGCCGGGTGACCGGCGGATCGCCTCGAACGCCTTGGGATTCCACTGGAGGTTCGGGGCCATGTTCAGCCCCGGTCCTTGACGATCTCGAACTCCGCCCACGCCCCCGGCGCGTAGCCGGCGAGCGTGCTGGTGCCCTGAGCGTCGGCGAAGATGACGAGGCATCCGTCGACGATCTCGCAGGCGTTGGTGGGGTGTTCGGTGATGACGGCTTCGCCGGTGTCGTCGAGGACGCCGTGGGTGATGCGGATCATCAGCCCTCCGTTCTAGTTGCGGTGACGACGACGAGACCCGGGTCAAAGAACGGGTTGTTGGCGAAGTCCTGGTCGTTTCCCTTCACCTTCCACGGTGTCGGGTCCCCCGGTGTCCTGATCTCGCCGCCCGGGCCGGGGTCGTCGCCGGGGGCGCAGTAGACGGTGAGCGTGTCGATCGTCCGCAGGAGGGAGTCGCCCACGACTTCCTGGGTCGGGGAGACTGCCCACCCGAACACGAGGACTTCCTGCCACGGGCCGAAGCCCATGACGGGGTCACCGTTGCGGTCGTAGCCGGTGCGGATCCAGGAGCGGACCTCGACCGGGATGGTGCGCGGGTAGGCCATCAGACCCCCTCCCCTGGCGCGGTGCCGGGCGGTCCGTTGACCCAGGCGTGGTCCAGCTGGTGGACGGTTCGGTTGGGCTTGGCGGTCATGTCGAAGCCGGTGTGCTTCTTCGCGCCGCCGGAGAGCATCGCCCGGTGGGCCGGGGTCAGTTCCATGGACTGCGCGAGAGTCTCGGTTCCGTAGGTCGTGGACTCGGTGAAGACGCCAGCGGTGCGTGACGCCTGCCGGACTGCTTCCGGGTTCCGCAGGGCTGTGCTGACGAGCTGCACTTCGACGTAGACGATCCTGGTGTGCCAGGTGCCGTCCGGGTCGTCGGTGAGCTGATCAGTGAGCTTCGGATACTCCGAGAGGATCAGTGTCTCTGCATCGTCCAGCCAGAGCTGGATGACGTCGTCTGCGGGCAGGGCGGAGGTGGACAGCCAGCGGTCGCGGACGTCCGCTGGTGTTGCGTAGGTGGTCACAGAGTCACCTCCCTACGTGGTTGTGCGCGGATGCAGCCCCGTAGCCGGGTGCAGCCCCTTGTGGGGCCGCAGTGCTACGGGGTCGGGGTTTCCCCCGAACCACCAGCCGGGAGAAGGAGTCCGGCCGGGTAGACGCGGTCCTTCTTCCGGCCGACGCGGGTGACCGGCGCTGCGCACTGCCAGCCGACCCGCATGACCACGCGCAGGGCCTTGGAGTCCTGCTGCATGAGGTTGAGGACGACCTTGCCTTCGGCGTCGGAGATGACGCCCTCGGAGAAGAGGTCGTAGGTGATGTCCTGGCGGACGCCGATGACGAACTTGGACCAGTCGAGGGCCATGAGCTTCGCCTTTTCGCCGTCGAAGGCGCCGGTGGCGTCCTCGTTGATCGGCTTGCCGTACAGGGTGTCCGGCTGGCCGAGGGCGTGGGACGGGCCGTAGATTGCGTCGCCGTTGGCGGAGCGCTGGCCGATGAGTTCCCAGCCGAGGCCGGGCTCGGAGACGAAGCCGTTGATGTTGTAGCCCTGCTTGGAGACCAGGCCCGCGAGGTTGGCGACGTCGACGCCGAGGTCGGCGCCGGTGCCGGCGGTGACGGTGTTTCCGGCGGCGGTGGCCGCGGTGAAGACGTCGTCGGGCCAGGAGTCCGGCTTGTCGACACCGAAGAGGGTGGCCTCGTCGATCTTCTGGCCGAAGGCCTCGGCGACGAGCGGCTTGATCTCGTCCCAGAGCGGGACCTGGGCGTCGGCGATGAGGGCGTCCGGGATCGGGACGATGACCGCGAGCTCCTCGGCGGTCATGGTGATCCCGTTCCAGGTGGCACCGGAGGTCTGCTTGAGGCCGGTGTCGCCGTTGACCCAGTAGGCGTCCGGGAGGGAGGCGAGAACGGGTTGCTTGGACTTGGCGGAGCTCATCGGAACGCGGCGGGCGTTGGTGAGCATGATGGAGTCCTTCGGAGCCTCGGCGAGGATCTCCTTGGACACCTGGTCGGGCAGGTGGGCGTCAGAGACGTCGGCCCGTCCGATGATGTTGTTGAACGGCATGATCGGTTCCTTTCAGTGGGTATGCCGGTGGCGGCTGGTCAGTGCCCTGCGAGGGCGTTGCGGATCCAGTCGCCGGAGTCAGAGGTGGACCCGGTGCCGCGTCCCGCGTTGGGGACCCTGGCACCGGTGGGGGTGGGGGCAGCGTCGGCAGTCGCCTTCTTGATCGCCTCAGCCAGCTTCTCGGCGTGCGCGGCGAGCTCGTCCTCGGTGGAGCCTGCGAGCAGGTCCGGGTCGAGTCCGTGCTCGGCGGCGATCCGGGTACGGGCGCCGGCGAGCTGCTGGGCGGCGAGTTCGGACTCGAGTCGGGCGATGCGCTCGGCGGAGCGCTGCTCGTCGGTCTTCTTCGCGTCCTCGAGCTCGTCGAACTTCTCGGCCTTGGCCTTGAGGTCCTCGTACCCGGCGTACTTCGCCCTCTCCCGGGCAATTCGTGCCTCGATGATGCGGTCCAGGTCCTCCTGGGACTCCGGCGGGGTGAAGCCCTTACCGGTGTCCTTGGCGTCCTGGTCGCCCTGGCCGTCCTTGGCTGCGGCAGACTGCGCGGCGGCCGTGATCGGCGTCGCCTTGCTGTCGTCGGTTCCGGTCGTGGACTCGGCGGTCGAGACTGTCATGGTGCTGCTCCCTTCCCCGCATGCAGCGGGTAGTGATCGGTGATTCCGCCCGGCGCGGCACCGGTGAGGGGCCGTGCGGGGGCGTGTGGTGGTCCACCCCGGGTTGAGCTGGGGTGTGGTTCTCCTGCCGGGAGTCGGACCCGGAGCAGCGCGGGGCTGCGGCCAGTTCGGGAGAGGGACTAGTGGAAGGGGTCGCCGGTTTCGGCGCGCTTGGTTTTCCAGTGCTGGTCCCAGGCGTGTTTCTGGTTGGGTCGCATGCGGCCGGAGGCGTCGTAGGTGACCTCGTACCATTCGGTCTGGAGGTCGTTGACGATCTTGGGGATGTCGGAGTCGTTGAGGACTTCGCGGGCGGTGCATGAGCAGTTGTCGTGGTACTTGTGGCCGTCTGCCATCGGGCCGGAGGAGTAGGTGTGCCCGCCGGTGGCGTTGGGGTTGCGGGTGTGGGTCTCTCGTCGGGTTCGGCTGTTGCCGGCGCTGACGGTGAGGACGGTTCGGTCGGTGTAGACCGCTCCTCTGCTGGCGAGCATGAGGCAGAAGGAGCAGGCGCCGGGTCCGGGGACTCGGGCGTAGCGGGTGCCGGCGGCGGCGGTGGAGTTGTAGACGGTGTCGCGGGCGGGCTGTCGGACGAATCGTCCGAGGGGTCCGGACATGACGCGAGCGGCGGCCACTGCATTGCCGTCTGCCTTGTTGAGTGCCCAGGATGCGGAGTTGGTGACCTGTGCGACGTTGACCACCTCGGCTGGTACCGGGGCGGGGAGGTCGTTGAGGTCGGCCATGGTGCGGCCAGTGTCGAGTGCCCAGAGGGCGGAGGACATGGCCACGGTGCCGTATCGCTGGGTGATCGCGGCGATGAGTGCCTGGAACGCCTCGGGGCTCAAGTTCGGGTTGGCGTCGACGGCGGTGAAGAGTGCCTGGGTGGCGAGGACCGCGGTGGAGTCGAGGTGCCTGGCGTGGGTGAGCCACGGGTCAGCCATGCTCGCTCACCTCCCCTACTGGGTGACTGACTCCTGGTCTCCCGGCGCGGTGGTCGGGGTCGGGAGCTGGGGTGTGGTTCCTTCGTCGGCGACGGCGGCTCGGGCCTCGGGTGCGGCCTGCGCAGTGCCGGTGAGGAGTTGGTCAAGCATGTCCTGGCCCTGCTGTCTGGCGACATCGGCCTTGAGTCTGCTGATGGTGACCGGGTCGAGGCCGAGCATCTCCCAGGTGACCTCGGAGGCCGGAGGCAGGGCGCCGACGGAGACCAGCGACATGACTGCCTGTGCAGACGCGGCCTTCGTCGGGGTGGACGGGTCCCGCCACTTCGCCCGGAGCTGGTCCAGGCGCTCGTCGGGGGTGCCGTCGCGGGTCTGCTGGGCCAGGCGCATGATCTCGCACCATCCGGAGCCGTAGACCAGCTGGGCACGCTCGGCGACCTTGACGAGCTCTGCCTCGGCGGCGCGGATCGCGTCGGCCGAGGACGGGTTGTCCTGGATGATGCCGAGGCTGTTCGGCGGGATGGCGGTCTCGCCGGAGACCATCATCGCCAGTGCGCGGAGCTGGTCGATGTGCGGCTGTGGGCTGGCTGCGGAGAAGGTGCCGAGGGATGGCTGGTTGCCGTCCTCGTCGGCGCCTAGAGTCAGCAGCCGGTTCAGGTAGGTGGTGAAGGCGTCCTGGTCGAAGTCGTCCTCGTCGACGCCGGTGATCCAGCGCTGCGGGAAGGAGAAGAACTCGGCGGTGCCCTCCATGCGGATGACGGTGCGGGCCGCGGCGTCCGTGAAGTCCATCAGCGGTCGGGTGATTCGACTCATGCCGTAGCGCTTACCGAGCCGGGGCCGGTGAGCCAGCATGACCATCGGCACCCGACCGAGCGTGTGCGGGGTCCGCTGGACTGCGTAGTCGTTGCCCTCGCGCCAGATGGAGACCGTGCGGTCATCCATCCAGAGGGTCAGCTGCGGGGACTCGAGACCGTCGATACCCTCGTCGACCGTGAGGCCGGCAACGAGTCGGCGGGCCCGGGCGGACCATATCGCGGATGCCGCAGTCGCACTGTAGGTGCTGATGACCACTGGCGGGTCGCCCGCTGCCTCATCGCCCTGCACGACGGTGGCGAAGGCGACACCGTGGATCATCGAGGCGATGTGAGCCTGGGAGGACTCGACGAAGAGCTGGTTGTCCTCGACGATCTCAGCGAGACCGTCGTCAGACTCCGCCTGTCCTGCCATCACGAAGCCCTGGAGGTCCAGTCGGTTGTCCAGGACCTCGACGGCCTTGGCCGGCCAGCCGATCACCGACTCCAGCTTCCCCAGGGACGGCGGCATGGACATGCCCAGCTTCCCGGCGCGGCGCAGGCTCCGTTCTCCGTCGTAGTAGAGAGTGCGGAGGTAGTTGCGGGAGCGGTTGGCGTCGTATCGGCGGATGAGCTGGATGAGGAGTCGTGACTCCTCCGGGCGGAGGCCGGGAACGTTGGCGAGGGCGGTGATGTCGGCGGTCATTGCAGTCGGACCCTCCTTGCGCCGCGGTTGCGGCTCGTCTTGACCTTGGGGTTGAGCAGTGCGAGTTGGCGGCCCATGCGGGCTCCGACCATGGTGACGGCGTAGTCGACGAGATCGTTGGAGCTGCGGTTGATCTTGCCGAGGCCGATGCCCCACTGGTTGGGGCGGCGGCGGGCGTTGTGGACGTGGTTGCGGAGCATGGGTGCTCCGTCGTGGGTCAGGGTGTGCTCTTCCTCGATGTCGAGGACGGTCTGCATCGCGGCCTCGGTGAACAGCTTGTTGCGCTTCACCGCACCGCTCGTCGAGAGCCGCATGTCGAAGAGGACGGAGTGCCCGCCAGCGCCGGGGGTGGCCCAGACCTTGAGGTGCTTCTGGAAGTCGCGGTGCCACTGGTCGATCATCGGCTTCCAGTAGAGGGCCTCGGTGTCGTCGTCGGTAGCTGGGCTGGGGTCCACTCCGAACCAGACGACGTCGTAGAAGTCGAAGGCCTCCCGGACGACGGCGTCGACGACCTCGCGGGGTGCGAGCCAGCCCTTGCCACGTTCGCCGTGAGGCTTGCGCCAGCCGCCGAGGCTGAGGACGTGGCCGTCGGAGAGTCTGCAGGCCGACAGCGTCGTGGCGTCGCCGGACTTGGAGCAGTCGAGGAACATGGCGATCTTCTCCCCCTCCTCGACGGTGATGTCGGGTTGTGCGCAGTCGTCGAAGGCTCGTGGGTCGACCCAGGCGTCTTCGGCGGCGGCGAGGCCGTTGAGGTAGAAGCGGATCGTCTCTGCGGGGCTGGTGCGGGAGTCCAGGGCCTCGGATAGCAGACGGTCAATGTCGGCCCAGGGGGCGTCCATGTAGGCCTGCTCGATGCCGTGGCGCATCGAGACGGGGTCGCCGGGGTTGGTGGTCGGGTCGGCCTCGGTCGAGTCGTAGAGCATGTCCCGCAGGGGCTCGGGGCGCATCTGCTGGATCTGCCACTCGTCGAAGGACTTCTCGGCGACGGAGTCCATGCCGGGGCTGTGGGCGTTGGTGAGCTCCAGGACGCGGGCCTGGATGCTGGCCGGGGACTTGCCTGCGTTACGCCGGGCCGTGTCCGCGGTCTTCTCTCCGCCGGATGCTGCGGTCATGTGGTGGGACTCGTTGAGGAACACCGCGGTGGGCGGGTCGCCCTCCATGGACTTCTCGGAGGCGGTGAGCAGTTCGATGCGGCAGCCGCCGGGCATGACCGTGCGGGTCTGGCCGACGTCGATGTTGAGCGAGTGGACCAGGTCCGCGCTGAACATGCTGTTGACCATGCGCATCAACTTCGATGCCTGGTTCAGTGAGTTCGCGGCGAGCTGCACCAGCGACATGCGCCGCCGGCGTCCGAGGACCGTCCCGTCGACAACCCGGTCGAACTGCACCGGGCCGCAGAACTCGATGATCGCCAGTGCTGCGGCGAACGGGTCCTTGCCGGTTCCCTTCGCCCCGCGCTTCACCCCGGTGCGGTACAGCCACCGGCCCGTGTCGGGGTCGAGTGCGTACCAGAGGTGGACGAAGCGAGCCTGCCCCGGCGTGAACCGCCACGGCTTGCCCGAGTTCGGTTCGACGAGGTTGCGGTGCGCCCACAAGATGATGTGCGGCCCCAGCGACGGCGGCAGCTCTTCGAGACGGGACGGGTCGCTGTAAGGCAGGGACGGGTCGCCGGGCCATGGCAGCGTGGTCCAGGCCCCGGTGTCCGGGTCCACCCGGTAACCGGGCATGAGCAGTGCTGGTGCGGCTGGCGCGGTCATCCGTACAGCCCCCTCATCGCCTCAATGTCGGTGACAGTCGCCTCCGTCCCCTCGTCAGCGCCCTCGGCGGCGTGCTGCAGCTCAATGCGGGCACGCCGCCGGTCGGGCTCAGTGAACATCAGTTTCGCCATCATCTTGTCGATCTCGGCCAACTGCCCGGCGCGCAGTGGAGCGTCGTCGGCGTGGTTGAGCATCTTGGAGAGCTGGTCCATGGTCAGGCGGGCGTACTCCCAGTCGGACTGCTGCCAGAAGGCGGTCTGGCCGGAGTCCTTGAGGGAGCGGTAGAGCCGCTTGGCGGTGATGTGCCAGGCCCGGTCCTCGGCGGGGCGCTTGGCGGGGATCGCGGCGCCGATCTTGGTGATGACGTCGGGCTTGTTGCGGCGGACGCGGTCGGCGTCTCGCTTCGGCATGGGGCCGGGCACGGCGGGCCTCCTTCCGGGGTCAGGGCAGGGTGTCGATCGCCTCCTGAAGGTCGGCGAGGTCGACGGGGCAGTTGGGGACGGGGTTGCCGGTGATGGTGATGAAGCGGCCGGAGGCGTAGACCTCGACGCGGTGGCCGCGGAAGCGGCGGATGCAGGCTCCGGTGTGCTGTGCGCGGCCCCAGAGGTGCAGGCCGTCTCCGGATGGGCTGACCTCTGCCCAGGTGCCCGGGAAGTGCCGCAGGAGGGCGCGTGCCCAGGGCTGCGGTCGCCCGGCGCGGTCTAGGCAGTGGTCGATGTCGATGCAGACGATGCCGTCGCCGTTGAGGACGAAGCCGCGGCGATCGGCGTCCTGGACGTCTTCGACGGGTCGCCAGTTCGTGGGTCGGTGGGCGTTGATGGCGTGGCCGCGCGGGTTGACGGGGACCTTGTTGCCGTCGCGGTCTGCCCAGCGGATCCAGCGGGGTGTTCGGTCGAGGGCGTCGGGGAGCTGCTTGCGGTGCCGGCATGCGGCGGTGCGGCAGCGGCCGGAGCAGTAGCGGGCGGTTCGTCCGCGACTGCCGGCACTTTGCAGGGGGCTGTCACACCAGGCGCATTTCATAGTTTCAGTCTACCCCGACTGTAACGTATTACCTAGTCTGACCTGCCCTAACGTGTGTTCTAGTGGACGGATCATCGGAGAGCGCCTGTGCCGAGCAGGGCACCAAAAACGGTCCCGTACAGGGCGAAAGGCGCTCAGATGGACGATGAGGGCGATACATGGTCTGACCTGGCAAAAACCCTGGAACCCGTACACAGTTGGAGGCCCTATGCCGTCCGTGGCTCGGATCGAGGGGGGGGAGGGGGATTCCCCACCCCGTGGGTCCGAGGAAGAATCGGACTCCTGTGATCGCCTGTGTAACTCAGGGCATATTTCCCCGGGGCGGTCACCCGCGGCCCATGGCCCGGCCCCAGGCGGCCCAGTCCACCGGGCCGTCGGCGCCGGAGGTCGGGTGGGCCATCGGCGTCCGCTGCCGGGACTGCTTCGCCCTGCCCCGCTGCGCCTCCTCCTGCGTCTTCACCGCGTGGCACGCGGGGCATACCGACCGGAGATTCCCGAGCTCGTTTCCCCCGCCCTCGAAGACCGGCACGATGTGGTCCACCTCGGTGGCCTCCACCTCACAGCCAGGGCCACCGATCTGGCAGGTGTGCCCGTCTCGTCGGAGGACCCGGCGCCGGAGCTTCGTCGGAACACCACGGGCTCGCGTGTAGGGCTGGTTCGACCGGTACTTGCCCGTCATCGTGATCACCTCATCGACACGTCGTGAGCAACGAGAGAACCCCGAACCACTGTCGCGGTTCGAGGTTCAGTGCTCGCCTGAGGCGAAGCCTACCACACGATGTGGCGGATGCAGGTCAGAGCGTCGCGCCCTCACTGCACCCGACGCACTGTCGCCAGTCTCTCCTCCATCCCACGAGCATGAGCCACCGTGTCCTCGAGCGAGCAGGACAGTGAGCCGTCCGGGTTCGGCATGGACCTGATGACCCCGGCCTTCGCCCACGCCCTCACCGTTGTCCGGGACACCGGCCAACCCAGGATCGCTGCAGCCTTCGACACCTCAGACGGGTTGCCCCACATCCCCCGGCCCGGGGGCGGCGGGTCCACCGGGGCAGGGGCCTCAGTGCCAGGGGCCTGGGCACCAGCACCCCCCGGGCCTACCTCGGAGGGGGCGGGGTCCTTCGCAGACAGGGGCGGGTCCACCAGATCGGCCACCCTCCTCGCCTGCTGCCCCACGACCACCACCGCGTCCGCCGCCTGCTCGTGGCCGGCCACATCCTCGACATGATCCAGCAGCCACCCGGCCAGCTCCGACACCGGCACGGGGCCAGGACGCCGACGACGCGGCGCCGACAGTCCGCCGGCCCTGCACACCGCACCCACGATCTGCCTCAGCAGCAGCCAGCACTCGTGCTCCACTGCGAACGGATGCTCACGCACCGGAGACCTCGGCCCCGGCACCGACGCACACACGCCCGCGTTCGACCCGGACGCCGCCACCGACGGCACCACCATCTCCGACAACCTCGGACCCAGACGCACCAACGCCTGCAGATCCCGGACCAGGACCTCCCGCTCTGCCTCACCCAACATGACCTACCTACCTTCCATCCTCACTGACCATCACTGACTGACTTCACTTCCTCTAGCCCTCCTCCCCCACCACCCGTAGGGGGTGAGGTAGAAGAGCTGCCCGACCCGACCCGACCCGACCCGACCCGACCCGGTGTCCCAGCTCTGCCCCCTCAACCTCCTGGCACATTTCCAGGAGAGAGCTGGGAGACAAAGATGCCGATCAGGTATGCCGAATGCCGCACCGTCGCATGGCGCGACGATGCGGTGGACCCCGGCCCGGTTCACCTCTCCAAGGTCATCGGCGACGCTTGCGCTTGTTGCGCTTGCGTCCTCGACTGACTCCGCCCTCACTCGCAGCGCTGGAATCCGACGACAGGGGTCCAGGAGCATTGGCGGTCCGGTCCCCGGCAGCTGGTTGCTGTCGGGCGGTCCGCGGGTCAACCTCCGCTGGCCTAGCGGAGGGACCCTGGCTCGGTCCCACGTTCATCGTGGACTCAACGGCGCCGGACGTATCGTCCTGGCGCGAGTGGTGCTGGGGCTCGACCGTTCCCAGAGGGTTCGGGATCCCCAACTCACGGGCGACCGCGCTGACCTTGTTAGGCCATCGCAGGAGCTTCTTACGAAGCTTCCCGTCGTAGAGAGGTTCTTCGGGTTGATCACACAGCGGGTACTCGACGTCCGGGTGCTCCTCGTCCGCCCGGAGGCGGTTGCAGGACCGGCAGCAGACCACGAAGTTGTCGACCGTGGTCTTCTTGTCCGGCTCCCGGTGGTCGAAGGTCCCGCCATCGGCATGGCGGTGGTCGTCCCAGTTCACGTCCGTCCCGCAGTAGCGGCACGTGCTGCCGTCACGCAGGAGGACGGGGACAACCAACTTCGAGTCGTTGCGGTCTCGCTTGCGCTTGACCTCCATCTTCTTCTCACTGGTCTTGATCAGGTGCAGCAGCGTGTCGGGCTTGTCGACGAGCTCGAAGTGCACCTCGCCTTCGATCTCCTTCTCCCCGATGATGATGCCGATCTTCTTGAGGTCGGAGACGACACGGGACATCTCCATGCCCATAAGCTTCGCCGCGGCATACTTCGGGACCATGTAGTCCGTCTTCTGCTGGGCGGACCACATGAACAGGGTCATGGTCCACCCCTTGAGCTCGGCTTCGAGGCGGGGGTCGCCACTCTCTGCACCGAGGGCTGCTGCCTTGGCGAACTCCGTGGCGTCGTTGATGGTGTCGCTCACCCGTCCCCACGACATCAGGCGCAACTCCCGGACCGGGGCGCTACCTGCGCGCTGAGGGGGGTGGCGTTCATCATCATCTTCTCCTGGTCGTCATCATCGTCTTGGGGTTCCCGGCGCGGTGTCCGGCGGTGCGCGACACCGGAGTGGAGGGGCGGTCATGCTTCCTCCACGGTGGTCTTGGTGGCCTGTCTGGCCTGTCGGTCGGCGGCGTCCGCTGCGGCGAGCAGGTGCGCAGCGGTGACACGGGCGCCGTTCGGGGACATCTCGGTGTACTCGGACTCCCAGTGGTAGGCGAGGACGGATCCATCCTCGGCTCCGACGTCGAGGGCAGCGTTCTCTCCGTTCTTCCCGTTGCGGACCCACATCTGACAGCCATCTGGGTACGTTGCGGACGGCGGGACGGACCGGTCGGTGCCGAGGCGGAGCGGGGAGGCTGTGGCTCTGACTATGAAGTCGCCGGCCATGGACTGGGCCTCGGTCGGGCCGATGCCCATGTCGGTGAAGATCTTCTCGACGAGCTCCACCGGTGTGGTGGCGTTGGTGGCGGTCATGCTGCCACTTCCTTCCTCTGTGTGGTGGTCCGGTGGTTTCCTGGTCGTGGTGGTTCTGCGATCTGGTCGAGGGTGCCGTCCTTCTTCGCCCGGCTGTAGCAGGTGGAGCACAGGCCCCGGCACTGTGACAGTGCGTGTCCCTCGGGGACGGGCGGGGCGGGGACGCCGCGGGGGCGGATGTGCATCGGTCGGTGGCAGCTGCGGCACTCGACCACCTGGTCCTCCTCGCGTGGCTGGCCGTACTGTCGGGCGGCCATGACGCCGGTGACGCGGCAGCCGGCGTCCTCGAAGGCCTGCAGCTGCTTCTCGCAGGCGTCGAGTACCGGGCAGGCGCGGCAGAGGCCCACGGCCTTGCGCATCTGCCCCCAGCGGAAGGCCCGCGCTTCCTTGGAGCCGCCGGACATGTCGCACCACTCCCCTGACCAGATCATCGGGTCACGGTGTGCGCACATTCCCTCGCGGAGGTCCGCAGTGCCGATGATGGACTTCACGACGTCCGGGTCGACGATCCTGTCCGCGCTTCCTCCTGGCATCAGAAGCCCCCGTTCTTCGGTGCGCTGAAGGTGACCACGTTCGGTCCCGGTTCTGCGGTGTTGCCGAGGGTCTCCACTGCGGCGTCCTTGGCCACACCGGGCCGGTACTCGTCCGGGATGATGCTGATGACGCGGGCGGCGACGCCGAGAGAGATCAGGTGGTGCGTGTCGGTGGCGGCGAAGTACAGATCGGCCTTGTTGAAGATCGCGGCCGCCTTCTCGGCGGCGGCGGTGACCGTCTGGCTGATCGGCGGGATTTTGCCTTTCTCCCGGACCACTGCCGGCCACACCTCTGCCACGACCTGGGGCACGTCCGGGGCCGTCTCCTGCATCGCCCGACGGTCCCAGTTGTGGTTCAGTCCGTCGATCAGGCCCGAGGCGTCGACGGTGCGGACCTTCGACTCACCGGCGGTGATCCGCATCTGCGCTTCCCCATCCGGGTTCGCCCCGTAGATCGAGACGAGCTGGGCGACCTGGTCCACGGTGAGGTCGATGACGCCGGCGTCGGACCACGCGCCCTCGACGAGGGCGGCGGAGGTGATGAACATCGCCAGCGGGGTCGCCGCGGTGATGATCATCCGGTCATCGTGAGGCTGCAGACGGACGCTGGTGAAGCTGTCGCCCTCGTCCTTGGGGTTGGTGAACAGGCGTGCGGCACGGATTCCACGGATCAGCGGCAGCGAGCGGACCATGACGTCGACGCCGAGGCGGTTGTCGCCCGGGTCGACCGGTCGGATGGTCGTGGCGCGTGTAGAGCGGATGTCCATGTCAGTCTCCTTCCTTCTGCGTGGGATCTGTAGGTAGGTCTTCGAGCGTGAGTTGTCCGGGGAGGTCCGGCGTGGTGGTCCGGGGCGAGGCGACCCAGAGGTGGATCTGTGCTCGTCTCTCCGGGGTGAGCGTCGCCCACCAGGTGTCAGCGTCGTCTCCCACGGGTCAGCGCTCCGCCAGGGTGCCGAGCGCGCCGACGCGGGACCAGGGCCAGCGCTGCGTTCCCTGTCCTGCGTTGTTGAGCCCCACGCTCGCCTTGTTCAGCTTCAAGACCTTCTCGACCTGTCCGGAGTTGGACCGGACGTGGGTGACGCCCTTCCGGTTGGCCTCCTCCTTGATCCACTCCAGCGGCGGACGCGGATTGCCGCTGTTGATGATCAGCGGGATGAACTCGGCCATGATCTAGGCCTCCTTGCGGTGCTTCGGGGCGGTCTTCTGCTCTGCGGGATCCTCGGGCGGGATGGAACCGAGGACCTGGAGGGGAGTGGACCACTCGTGGATCGGCGCCCACCCGCGGTCGACGAGGACGACGGGCTGCTCGAGGCAGTCGCGCAGCACCTCCTCAATGTCACCGGTGGTGTCGACGGTGCCGTCGACAGGGACCAGGCCCACCGGCTCGTCCGGATCCGGGGCGAGTTGCGGCCCGACGGCGCGGTGGAGCACGTCGACCTCCTCGGCCAGGGTCCGGACGTCATCGAGAGCGGCTTCCGCTTCCTCGCGGGCGATCCTGGCGTCCGAGGACGCGGCGATGGACAGGCACCAGCCCCACACGGCGGCGCCGAGGGACAGGGACGAGACGATCAGGAAGTATGCGGTGGTCATCGGGGACTCCTCGGGGTAGATCCCGGGCCGGTGGGGCTCGGGCGATTGTCGTACGGGTGCGGATACTCGGGGCGGGCGGACGCCAGGACAGCCCGGAGGTGGGCCAGGACGGCGCGGGCCCGGCGGGGCGGTGATGGCCGTCGGATTGGCTGGGGCCGGAACATCGGACGTCGGGAGGACGGGGTCACTGGTACTTCCCCTCCCAGGCAGCGGCACGATCGACGCCGATCTTGAGTGCGGCGGCGTGGCCACGGGCAGTGACCTCCCCGACACGGCTGACCAGTCCCTTATGGATCAGCGACTCGCAGATGCGGGCGTGGACCTGGCCCCAGGGCAGTCTGCCGTCAGCGATGACGACCAGTGCATCCTTGTGGCCGGGGGTCATGCGATGGACGACCTCATCGATGGTCAGCGAGTCGAAGTCGACCGGAGTTCGCTTACTCAGCACGGGAGATCACCTTCTCCAGGTTCTCTCCTACGACCCGGACGATGCGGGCGCCGATCTCCTCAGCGGCGACGAGTCGCTCTTCACCGGTGCCGTAAGGCTCCGACAGATCAACGAGCGCGGCGGCCAGGACTGCGATGGCCGCCTTCTCAAGGTCTTCCTCGTTGCAGCCGAGAGCGACCTTGACTCCTTCGTTGGTGATGATGGCGGTGACGGTGCGCATCAGAAGCCGTCCTCTCGCGCTGCGGCCTTGGCCATCAGTCGCTCTTCCAGGCGCTCCCGACGCTTCGCTGCACGGGCCTCATCCCGTTCCCGATCCCGTTCCCGCTGAGCTTCGAGCTCTTCCCATGCCGCCCGCTCTTCGCGTGCGACCCGCTCCGGGTCAACCTCGGGCTCGGGCTTGGCTTCTTCTGCCTTCGGCTCGTCGACGGGGACCAGGTCCACCGGCTCCTCCGAATCCCCGGCGGCGTCCAGGACGAACTCCAGGGAGGACTCCTGCTCAGCGGCGACCGACGCGACCAGGGCCGCGTCATCGTCTCCGTCCTCTGCCGGCAGCGCAAGGTACTCCCCCAGTCCGGTGGCCAGTGCCGTGTCGAGTCGCTGCATTGCGGAGTCGTAGGACTCGCCTCGCAGCGGCGCCCAGGCAGGGTGCCCCTCGGCCAAGACCATGACGGTGTCCGAGACCATGCGGGCTCGCTGACGGGCCAGGCGCTGGAGCTCGGCGGAATCCCAGCCGAGGCGCTTGAGCTCGGCGGCGGTGATGTGCGGATTCACGGTGCTCATCGGTGGACCTCCGAGGACTGGAGGAACATGCCGACCACCGCGACGATGACGGCGGCGAGGACCAGGTCCCCTGTCACACCGAGGGCGCGGTGGACGTTGACGCCGACGAGGGTGACGAAGATCGTGGCCAGAAGGGCGCAGACCGCGGTGAAGAGGATCCCCTCGACGTGGCCCATTCCACCACGGGCGATCAGGTCCTCGTCGCCGTAGAAGTCACCGCTCGGGGTGTCTGGCCGTACGGCGGGCATCGGTCGGGTCTCGGGTCGAGCGGAGTGGCGGGGACGGTGGTACTCAGCGCCGCTTGCGGCGTCGCTTGCGCCGGGGCGACGGTGCCGGGGCTGCTGGGTGGTCATCGTGGTGGTCCGATCCTGGTGTGCTGGTGGGGTACTTCGTGCTGGTGATGATTCGGCGGTTCCCGGTGATCTCCTCGAGGTCGTCGAGCAGGCCGGTGAGCTTGTGTTGCGCCTCGGTCGAGAGGGTGTCGGACGCTGCGTGGCGGCGGAGGACCGCTGCCCGGACGAAGAGGCCGGTCCCGGTGCGGCGGAGCTGCTGGTGGTCGACCGGGTCGCGGAAGCCGGTGCGGATGATCGCGCAGACGTCGGCGTAGTCGACCCAGAGTCCTGCGGGCTCATCGTCGATCACCCCGATCAGGCGTTTCTGCCAGAGCACTCGCCGTGCCACTTGCATCACCGCCCTGGAGTTCAGCGGAGCGAAGGTCCTCGGCGGTGCGTGCTGCCTGGACGCGGGCGCGTTCCTTACGGACCGGGTCTGTTCGTGCATCGTTGATCTCCGCCTCCAGGCGAGTACGGCGATCGTGGGACAGCAGTTCGCCGCCGATGAGGATCACCGTGTTCGCCCACTTGATCAGTTCGTCGGAGGGGGCAGTGTTGTGCCGGTGGAGGATCTGGCGGACCAGGTGCTCGACCTCTGCGGCGCGGATGTAGGTGCTCATGCTGCTGTCTCCTCGGTGGTGGCGGTCGCCGGCGGGAACATGGCGTCGACGTAGGCGCGTGGCCAGACCCACGTCCGGCCGGAGCGGAAGGGTCGAAGAGTGTTGTCGTATCGGCCGAGGCGGGCGGACTCGCAGAGGTTGGAGACCGACAGGCTGGTGATCACGGCGACCTCCTCGGTCTTGTAGGCGCGGCACTCGGCCACGGGGCTGGTAACGTTCATGGCGTCTTCTCCTAAGAAGTCACTCGCTCGTCACCTGTTGCAGCAGATGACGGGCATTTCTCTTGTGGTTGAATAGCGGTTATGGCAAATCCCGCAGAACTTCTTCATGAACTCCTTCTCTCATGGAAGGTCTCCGGCAACGTCAATGCCGCCGAGGCTCGGAAGATCCAGGGAGAGGGGTGGGGAAGCTCGCGGAGAGCAGCCCGCCTCTTGGATCAGGTCGTCGAGCTTCTCCGGCGCTCCAAGGAAGACGGTCTCCCCCAACCCATCGCCGAAAACCACGTCGGCGTCTGGTCGGCGATGGTCTTTGCCTACCCGTACGGGTGGAACAACAATGGAAAGGACAGTCTCAACGCCGCAGCGCTGAATGTTCTCGGCCAGACTGCAGCCACACTGCGCATCTACGTCCCCACATTCGAGGAGGGCGGCCCTGATCATCTGGACGCGTTCCTGCGAGCAGTTGAGAGCCACCTCGACGGCGATACCTCCTACGTGGCCATGCATGCCAAGCGGGTGTGCGCGCATCTCAAGAAGCTCCTCGCTGATGTCGAGGCCTACGGAGAGTTCCGCATCGTCGACGCGATGAGTGACCTTCAGCGGATCCTTGACGAGCTCGCTGAAACCAAACCCGATGATCCGTTCTGGAAGAGGGCTGCGACGGCAACCTGGTCCTGGTTCAAAGAGGACGTCGGTCTGGTGATGATCACGGGAATGACCGTGGCGGCATTGACGAGCGCCACGACCGACGGACTGGAGCTGGTCGAGTCCTTCGTCCAGCAAGAGCTCAGTGCTGGCGATAGTCATCAGGACTCCCCCTCAGACGATGCTCCGGCCGAGGCCGACACGGCGGCCAGTACAGACTGATTTCGCTTCGTAGCAGCAGCGAGAACCTCATCGAGTGCCTGGTCGATGACGACGCCGGAGGGGACGCCGGTGAGGATCTTCGACTTAATGTTGCCGAGGACCCAGTTGATCGAGGCGTACTCGACGAGCGGCAGTCCTGCCGGGATGAGCGTCTCGGGGGTCTGTTCGGACATCGGTTTCTCCTTCCTGTGGTTGGTTCGTTGAGTTGGTGGGGTGCGGAGCAGCTAGCACCTCGGGGGATAGGAGCCCCCGTCGTGGGCCGGGTCCACTTGACGAGTTGTTCCGGTCCGACCTGAGGGTCGGATGCTGCTTTGACGGCGAGATCCTCGAGACCGTCGGTCACTCCGCACCTTGTGGACCACTCCGCCCGTGACAGCGGCGCCGGCCTACGCCGAGGTGGTCCGGGTCGTGCAGCTTCCCCACTGCGCGACCAGGGGTGATGTCAGTCCGCGGTCCCGTCTACTGGGATTCCCTCGATCTCGGTCTGCTCCGGGACAATGTCCATCCACTTGCGGACCGCCCGGACGATGGCAGTCGCCCCGTCCGGCGTGATCTTCAGCGTGTGCATCACTTCGCCACGGAACCGCGGGGCGTCATGCACCTCCTGGCGCTGGAAGTACCGCTTCTTGTCCGCATACTCGGAGTAGCGGTAGACGGTGATCTTCTCCCCGGTCTTCTGTGATCGACGGCTCCCGACCTCCCGGTAGATCCACCGGTGCTCGATCAGCAGCTCACGCAGTCGCTTCTCGGTGATGCCGAGTGTCGACGCGACGGTGGCGAGACGAATCAGGTCCTCGGTGCAGACGAAGTCGTCGTGGTACGCGACCTTTGGAGCATCCCGGGCGACCTGGAGTTCAGCGGCAGCGGCCCGGTCAGCAGTGTCCGCGAGCTCGCGGAGCGCTTCGGCGTACGTCTGCGGGATCTGCCACTGGGGGGCCGGGGATTCCTTCGCCCGCTTCTCGCAGTCGATAAAGTACTGGCGCGCCTGTCGGCCCTTCTCGTTCCTCTGGAGCATGGAGACTTCCTTGCCCATGTCGAGCGTCAGAATGTGGTCAGTCATCGTGTAGGACCGACCGTTCGCGGCCGGGGGCATGTTCCGAGTTTCCGGAACATAGTCCTGCCCCTCGGTGAAGCCGTACTCACGCATACGCTTGAACCAGTCGGTGTACTTCTCGGCCACCTCCAGGAACTGGTGGAGAGCCCGGCCGCTCACGGCCTGGCGGCCGTCGGCGGTCTGGGTGATCGGGATCAGAGTGTTCATGTCAGTAGTCCCATTCCTCATTGTCTCGTGCTGGTATTGGGTCGATGTCGGGGGCTGGCAGGTCGAGAGCTTTCATCGCTGCTTGCGCCCTCCGCTGGCACAGCTGGTGCCATCCCTCGGAGTTGACGTAGCCGACGCAGGTGACGGGGCAGGTGAGTTTCTGGAAGAGTTCCCAGATCGCGTCCACGTCGTAGGGGTATGTGCTCGCCCCCTGCCACTCCTGTTCGGTGTCTCTGAGGGCATCGGCTGCTTCCCACGCGGCGGCCTTCGGGTCTGCGGCGCGGTGTTTCCCAGGCATCACGCCACCCCCCGCTGGTCGGCGAGCTGCTGGAGAATCCCCGGACGCCACTGCAGGGCCGCTTCGATTCGGCGGAGGTTCTTCACATGGGGGACGTGCTTGTCGCGTTCCGCATTGTGGATGGTCCTCACATCGACCCTGGCGGCGAGCGCAAGTTCCTTCTGCGACATCCCGAGGGCGGTCCGCCGGTCGGCGATGTTCTCGCCGACGGTCATGTCGGTGTGCACTTCCTCCCACTCTTCGAGGCCTTCGTTGATGTCCGGACCGTCGATATCTGTAGCCGGCGCCGAGGCAGATGCTTCATCCTCCTGCGCACCGCTGGCGAAACCGTCAGCGGAAGCCCGGAGGGACTCGGCGAAGTCCCGGAGTGCTTCGGCTGCTTCGGTGAGACCGAGCATGTCGCGGCGATCTGCGCGGGCCTCAGCGTCGCTGGCGGCCAGGCGGAGGGCTTCACGCATTCCGGAGGTGAACTCTGAGATAGCCATCAGGCTGCTCCTGCTTCGGTGTTGTCGTTGGCTGTGACGTCGACCCGCTGGGCACGGGGGACGTAGGAGGTGAGGACGCTGCCCTCGGGAAGCCCGTAGGCCTGCTCGATCTGCCGGAGGATGTCCTCCGACGCGCCGCGCTTGCCGGTCTCCAGGGCAGAGAGGGTGCCGCGGCTGTAGTTGTGGCCCGAGATCTCCTCGAGTCGCCACCGGAGCTCGTCGAGCGTGATCCCGGTGGCGAGGCGCAGAGTGCGCAGGGCGATCATCGGCGCCCGGTCTTCGGCCCGGCGCGCCTCATACTTGGATTGAAGGAGTCCTGTTGGTGCCATGCCCAAAGACTAGAGCAAACGCAAGCATCCATGCAAGCGAATCCAACAATTCTCGCCCAACGCTGCGGTAACACAGCGCTGTAATCCGATGTAATTGCTGGTTACAGGCTTGTCGTTCGCCAAACTTGGGTTGGGTTTGCCAAATCTTTAGGGCACACTTGTCGGTATGGGCATTGATGTGAAGCGCTTGGGTGACGCTGTATCTCGGCGGCGACAGCAGCTCGGACTGAGCCAACGCGCACTCTGGAAAGCCGGAGGTCCTTCGAACAGCACGCTTACCGGCATCGAGAACGGGGTGGCCGACCGAGTGTCTCCTAAGACGCTCGGCAACCTCGACCGCTCACTCCAGTGGGAGCCAGGGAGTGCCAAGACCGTCCTCGACGGTGGCGACCCCACTCCCCTGCCCGCCCAGGTCCCGGACGGCACGTTCCCCCACTCCGTCCAGGATCAGTTAGCGCATACCGAGGCCCGGAAGGTTCCTCGGTACCCCGATGCCCTCTCCGACTCAATGGTCGGCGCGTACCAGAGCCTCGCGCAGCCTTTCCGAGAGGCTATGGAGGAGACCGGCCGCAAGGCCCGCAACAAGCTCATGCACTCCACGCCGTCTGTGTCTTCCATGCCGGCGTTGGAAAAGATCACCCAGGACGTCAACGGCCTACTCGCATTGTCCGGCACGTTCCCTCCGGAAGTGAAGGACCGACTCAAGCGGATCGCAGACGAGTCCATGGCCGCGATGCTGCCGCAGCTCTACCCTCAGCTCTCCGTCGAAGGGCAGGCGAAGTTGACGATGCGTGCCCTCGACCTCCTCGAGGAGGAAGGCAAGGCCGGTGTCGAGCTCGAAGTCGACGATGACGACCAGGTCCCCGATGCGACCGCCCGGCGCGATGAGGACGGTGAGTGATGGCGAATACTGGAGCAACCGATGAGCTCTTCACGGAAGATGCGAACTACCTGGTAGATGTCGGCGAAGACTATCCCGATGAAGTGCTCGCCAAGCGGTGGCGGTGGGCGACGGAGACCGAGGAGGCCAGGTTCGCTGATCTTAAGGAGTCTGACCCCTGGGCGTATGCGCATTTGAGCAACAGGATTCAGGATGTGTGCTACGGCACGCTCACTGAGGCTCTCACCGTGGATCAGGTCTATGCTCCGATGGGTCATGCGCTTAGGCATCTTCATGGCCAGGAGGTGATCTGGGTAGCAGAGTGGAAGGAGCCCTCACACAAAGGAAAACCACGTCACCACCGGGTGTACTTCATGGACGTTGCAGACATCGACGAGGAGGACGGTGTCCTGGTCCCTGCGCCAATGATTGGGCTGATGGTCCGGGAGTACCCGAAGGAGTGGCGGAAGAAGAAGAAGCCCCAGACCAATGACATCAGGGGCGCCCTCAGTCTCGGGAAGTCCTACTGTGAAGAACACGGACTGACGCCGAGAACGACAGTGTTGTAACCATGACACACATCACCCAATGTGCACACAAGGTGCCATATGTGTCTATGATTGCCAGTACGTCGCAGATACCGCTGAGCGCATACCTGCAGTTGAGAGAGAGGTGTTTTACACATGGATGACAAGGACATGGAGCTGCTGATCGCACTCGCTGGCGCGGACAGTCACTGGCTGTCTCAGTTGGTCGCGTACCGCAGGCTGAAGGGCCTGACACAGGCAGAGGTCGCCAAGAGAATGGGCATCAAGCAGTCCAACGTGAGCCGCCTCGAGAACCTCAACAGCGGGAAGCGCCGGCAACATTCGGACCTGCTCACCCGCTACGCCGAAGCGATCGGCGTGTACGTGGGCCACATCGCGGTTGACAGTGACTCCGATTACCAGGAGCTCGACAAGAAGATCAGTCGACACCTCCGCGATCTGCACCGTGCGATTCGGGCCCAGGAACGACCCAAGGAAGGCTCCTCGCCTGAGGAAGCTGCCGAGCGGGCGGAGGCGAAGAAGCAGGAGACCGATCAGCACATCCTGACTGCCGTCGCCTGGGGTTCACCTCGAGCCGAGAGGATCCAGAGTCGAGAGTCGGGCTCAGCATCAAATCTCATGAAGTCGTTCTTCGTTGAGGTTCATGCGAATCCGCTCACTGAGAGCGTCACCTGGAGCGTCGACGAGGAGACCTCCTTTGCGTACTGGTCCCCCCAGATGAAGAAGGGAGATAACCACCGTGACCTTGCACTCCATTGATGACCTCTTCATGAAGGCGACGGGCGAGATCCGGCAGTGGGAGCAGATCCTCGCCAATGTAGGCGAAGACCCGGAGTTCGATTCAGACGGCGGTCCCACCGTGCAGCTCAACATCCGGTACACCACCGCAGACAAGCGCTTCCTCATACGAACACAGATCGTCTCACGGGCACCTGGGATCACCTACTCGCTCTCCCTTTTCACCGGATACATCTACGAGGACGATCTCGACCTCGACAGGGACACCGCTATCGACTTCATCGAGTCGACACTCGGCCCAGCAGCGTTTGCGCGCATCGGCGAGATGCTGTTCGAACTCGCAGAGAAGACCGGACAAGGGCACCCCCTCATCCCACTCCCCCGAGTCACAGAATTCCTTCGGGGGATTCGAGACGCCGACGATGAGGACCTCCTGCTCAACGTCGTCTCAACCGATGAGCAAGAGACTCCCTCCCCCGATGAGTCCACGCCAGCCGAATAAGCGAGAAGGCCCCCACCACCGGACAGGGTGATGGGGGCCGAAGTGTCTACAGCAGCAGACAGGAGAACGATAGCGCATGAGCGTCCAGCGCCGCCCGAAGCAAGGCAAGGACAGCCAGGGGAACGTCAAGTGGGTCGTGAGGTACCGCGACCGGGCAGGCAAGGAGCACAGCAAGACGTTCTCGTCGGCCGAGTACAAGAAGGCGGCGGAGGCCGCGAAGTCCTTCGACGCGACGATGCGCGACCAGTTGCGCCGCGGCACGTGGATCGACCCCGACGACGGGAAGAAGACCGTCCGCGAGGTAACCGAATCGTGGGTGGAGACCGCGGTGAAGGCGGGGACGAAGGACACCCGTCGGCACCTGCTCGCCAACCTCGGGGACCTGGCCGACATCGCACTCGGTGCACTGCGCCCCTCCCACGTGACCGCGTGGGTCGGCGTGCTGCGGACCGGGCGCCCGTGGGCGAAAGGCCGGCCCCTGTCCGACTCCACCATCCGCGTCCGCCTCGGCCAACTGCAGGCCGTGATGCAGATCGCCGTCGACGACGACATGCTCGCCAAGAATCCCGTCCGCGTCGCCCGGCGCGGCCTGGGCAGCCGCCTGCACCAGGTGGATGAGCGGGAGGTGCCGACCGTGGATCAGATCAACCGGTTGATCGAGGTGGCCCGGGCCGGTGGTCGAGTACCCGGGGTTGAGGGTCACGGGTCGACGCTCGCACCGTCGGAGTGGCTGGCCCAGTGCCTGATCATCTCCTCGGAGACCGGCCTGCGTATCGGTGAGGTCGCCGGCCTGATCGGTGAGGACGTGGACCTGGACGACAAGTTGCTCCACGTGCAGCGGCAGTGCCCGGCCCGGGTCGACGAGCTCACCGGGCTCAAGTCCTCGGCGTCGGACCGGTTCGTGCCGATCTCGTCGGCTCTGGTTCGGGATCTTCGGCGGTGGATGCGCGGGCGGGAGGACCGTGTGGTGGCTGGACCGACGGGGCGTGGGGTGTCGTCCCCGATGATCTCGTCGACGGTGGCGAAGTGCCGGAAAATCGCTGGGGTTCCCGAAGCGATCAGCGCGCACGGGACTCGGCACTTCTTCGCCACGTCCCTGCTGGCGGCCGGCGAGCCGCTGCAGACCGTCTCATCGTTGCTCGGCCACGACTCCATCAGCACGACCGGGGCGGTCTACTCGCACTTCCTGCCGGATCATCTGGAGGCGTCGCGGGCCGCGGTGAAATTTCTTGCGGGATCGTTGCGGGATGGACGGGGCGAGCTGAGGGTGGTGGGCTAG